TCAGAGAGGCTATTGAAATAACCTTCTGTATTCACAGTCGCAATCGCGTCTGCTGATGTGTAGGTGTACATAGAAGGAGCGTTGCCCTTCTTTGATGCACCCATCACGTTTAAGCCTGCACTTGAAAAAGCCATTGTTCAGTTCTCCTATTCTGTCGCTGAGATTTTGACAATGCCTTCATCGTCAATCGCAATGGCTCCAGCGGAGAACATTGAAGAGACAAGGAAAGAAGTCTTTTCAGGAACGTAGTTGATTTCTGAGCGCTGACCCATGCCAATGCCCATGCCAATTGCATCGCGGTGGAATGCGAAGCATGTGCGTGTTGATGGAAGCGGCAAGCCACCTTCGTCACGGTCGCCAAGGGTAATGAACTTAAAGCCCAAAAACGTGTCGATTTCCCCAGTTGACAAACTTTTTATAGTCGAGAAATCACTCGATGTGAGTTCTGTTTCATCTAGCAATGCTGACAAACCGTTTGCGTGTATTACCATGCAACGACCTTCGGCTGGCACGTTCTTTGTGTCAAGCGCCTTTTTAGCTGCAAGCAACTTCGCAAGGTTCATGTTTGTACCAGAGCCACCAACTGTTGTAGCAACTGTTGATGGTGAGGATGCTGCGTTTAGCGCGTCAATGACTAGCTGATCCATGCGGCGCCCGATAGCACCTGATACAACTTGCACCAATTCGCGGCGCTCATCAAAGTTCACTTTTTGCTGGTTGAAGATGTCGCTGTACTCAGCAGCAATGTAGTCGCTCATTGTTGCAGTTACTTGTGAGTAGCTGACATTCAATGGGGTTACATCTGTCTGTGGTACGCGGATTGTTGCGGTGCCTTTCCCAATTTTCGGGAACTTCACTTGTGAGCCTTCTACATTTGTCCGTTCGCGGATAACGCCGGCCAAAGAGCGTGCGCCCTGATAAGCCTGCTTAACTTCCGCATCGAACATTTGTACGAAAGCGTTAGAAATAGCTACTGCCATTTTTCTGTCCTCTCGGTTTAAATGTTTTCAAAAAAGTCGCATCAGGTATCCGGGGTGCCGGGCTGACAGCTTGGGCATAAACGCTACGCCCCCAAGCGGGTCTAACAGGCCACAGGTGGTTGTCTGTCAAGTGGATTTTAACAAAAAAAAGCGCGACCCGCAAGCCGCGCTATTATTTAGATAGCAGAATAGTCTTGCGTGCCATAAGCGCGCTCAAACATCTTCTCGACTTTTGCCCTAAAAGCTGGGTCAGTCTGGTACTCTGGCTTGCCTACCATTGCATTCAATTCCTCTTTAGATGGCGCACCATCCACAGGGGTCATGTCTACAGGGATAGGTCGGTCACCATAATAGCTACGAACTTTTTGCAAAGCCTTTAGACCCTGCGCGGTGCCGCCCATAATCTTAAATTCTTCAAAGTCGCCCTCTGACCAAACGCCCTTGCGCACCAAACCCTGCGCCCAATCTGTCATCGACTTAATAGTCGCATCAGCATTCGGGCCAAGCTTTGTAAGCTCTTCTTGATAAGAGATTTCAGCGCCCTCTTCTTCCTGTTGTGCCATAGAAATAAAGCTATTCGCCAACTCGTCAAACGCACTCTGGCTAATACCATTGTCCTTCGCCCAATCTCGATATGTCGAGAGCAACGGGTCATCATCAGGAATGTTTGCATCTTTAAATAAGCTATCATCGTATGCCTCTGGCGCTTTGTGCTTGCCCTGCGAAAACTTCTTCTGCAATTCGCTGTAGGACTTAACCAAGTTTTCTAGGTCTGGCCCATCGTCATCATTCCAAAATTTATCTGGATACCAGTCAGGTTTTGCAAACTCTACCTCTTCATCCTCATTGGCAACCGTCACATCGTCTAACGATGCTGGCCCTGCCTCTGGTTGGATGTGGGAGATTGTGCTTTCTTCCGGCTGCTGGTTATCCTCTGCCTCAACTTGCGCTTGGGCCATCAGTCCATCTGGTTCGTTCATAACTGCCTCGCTCTCTGCATGCGCTTTTCTATTTCGCGCACTAATGAATTTTGACCCTCTCTGGCAAACCCGTGAGAAGCATCTTCTCCCGGATACCAAGTGGGCTGCTCAATCGTCAGTGAGCGAAGGTGTGTTAGTAATTGTTGCCCATCCTCACTGCCGTACACGCGCAAATATAACCTATCTATGTCGTCTTGGTTATCTTGCTGTGTCAAACGTGCTTGCGGCTCTACTGTCCGCAAGCTATCCCAACCCTCTTCAATCATGCTATTCCTCTATTGCTTGCCCGGCTTGCATCGCCATCTGCGCCGCTTGCATCTGCGCCATTTGTTCTGCCATCTGTTGGCGCTCTTCTGGCGAAGTGCGTAGCTCTGCCGGTATGCCCATCTTGTCAGCCACATGGTCTGCGATAGCGCCAGTGCGCACAGCCATTTGGCCATCTTGTCCAAGTGATGCGGATAACTGCACCCACTGCATTATCTTCTCAATGCCGCCCATGTTCTGCGCTTGCGCGATAGGTGACACCGGCTGCACCTTAACCTCTAGCCCGTTTACCTTTAGCGGCATTTCAATCATTCCGCGCTCATCCATTACCGCAAGAATGCGAGAGACAACCGGGATCATGGTTTCTGTGATTAGACGACCAAACGAACTACCCATATTGCTGGCTAGCTCAGATATCTTTGCCGACACCTCTGTAGCTGACCGGGCAGACATATTGTCTGGGGGTAGCGTGTCGTCCATCATGATTTTTTTAATATTCATGCGTAGGTCATTGATAATAATCTGCGACACGTTAAAGTCACCAGAACGCGGCAACATGCGCAAGCTCTCACCCTGTGGCCCACCGTTACGCGCAACCGGGATAATAGCACCCGGCGCAATGCGTATGGTCTGCGGGTTTAGCACGCCATCATCTGCCGCTGTATATACACCAGCAATAGACAGGCTAGCGTTTTTAAGCAATAGCTCTAGCGTTTTGTTCAGTGTCTTGATGTCAGCAATAGCTGTGACCAGTGGGCCACGCCCATACACCTCGCCAGCTACCTTCATATAGCGCGCCACAACCCAAGGGCTAGACTTCATAGTGCGCTCTACAATGGCTTCCTTACCTTCCTTCTCGATAACATAATAATTGTATTCGCCCGTATCTAGGTCTAAGCAAGTAGCCTCAACTAGCTCTATCTCTTCGGTAGGCTTATCGTCAATCATACGCTGTAGCTTGGCTGATATCTCCGCGTCATCCCAGTGTTGCGTAATAGCTTCTGCTTTCATACGCATACGCCGATAGACGTTATCGACCTTGCCGTGCGCACCTTCCTCGATGCACACCAGATATTGAGGCACGGCGGTGAACCGGATGGGAGTGATGTCATCACCGGGTTGGATAAGCATCACCGCCGTACCAACTGCTAAGTCCATGAGAAACTCACCCATAGACAAATCAAAATTAGTTTGACGCAACAGCGCAAACATCTTGTCGCTGTAAATATCTAGCGCAGCCTGTGCTTCAATACGGCGCTCAATAGGAATGTCTGGCCCCGGCTCTAGGCGGCACCAGTTAGATTGTGGCGGGAATAAGCCAGACTGAATACGGTTGGCAAAGCGCTGCGTGGAATTGATAGCGGTGCTATCAAACACGCGCGCCATTTTGTTTTGGCCGGGTGACCCGCCGCCCTCATAATAGCCGTCATACAAGTTGCGCTGTGGTAGCGCAAACTCATAACAATCTTCATATATCTGGCGCCAGTTGTCCTTGCGGCGTTGTGCCAAATCGTGGCGCTTCAATATTTGTGCTGGGGTCATCATGATTTTTTGTGCCTATTCGCAAAGTTGCGCGCTGCTTCTTTAGAGCCAAAGCCCCATGCCCTCAAAGCAAGGCCAAGGCGTGTTGGCTTGCCGTCTTTTTTTTCCGCGCCTTTCATGCCAGCAAATCTGGCGGCAAAAGAAACACGGCGCGGGTTAGTGCCTTTCTTTACCGGGCGCTTTAGATTAGCACCTTCGGTTTTCTTAAAGTGTTCGCGTCCGGCCTCGCTCAAACCACCCTTGGGGTTCTTATGTACTTTTCGCACGGGCGGCTCTCATGTTGTCAATAAGGTTGGGATATGGACGGCCAGCCTTTGCAGCGGCACGCTGTGCGCTACGCTTTTGCGCTGGCGACAAACCCTTGGGCTTGCCTAGCCCCTTGGGGCGTTTCTTTTCCCATACGGCTTTTGGTTTCTTGTCAGCCATTCTTATTATCCTCTGCCATTTTTGCTTTCATGCGCTGGTAGAACTTCCACATCTTCTGGCCAGTGGTTTCTGTTGGCGTGCCTTTTTGGCCCTTATATTGTTTACCAAGGCCAATTTTATCAGCTATTTTTGCCATAAGATTTCTTCTTTGCCATTTTTGTTTTCATGGATGCGCCAGCTACACGACCGCCAGTTTGCTTGGCATATTCTTTTGCCGCACTCATGCCAGCCTTTGTGTACGCAAATGTGCGCGCCTTACCGTCTTTAGAAACTACCTTCGGCATTACCCTGCTCCTAATGTTGTTTGTTCACCTTCACCACCGCCTAAACGACCGCCGCCAAGCAACGACCTACGCCCTGCACGGCGCGACCTAAGAGAAGCCGCTTGCGCACGCTGTTCTCGTGATGCGCCTTGTGGCGCGGCCTCTACCTCTGGCTCTGGCACAGCTACTGGTGCCGGTGCCGACTTCTTTTTGCGCGAACCCATGATTGCGCCTACTACGCCGCCCATTATACGCCTCCGCCTAGTGTTGACTGAATGCCTGTCTCAGCGTTTTGACGCGCTGTGCTTAATAACATACGCTTGCCGCCTGTACGGCGCGCGCGTTGACGCGCAGATATAGCACGCATCTTCTGTTGCTCATCTGCCTCTAGGCGCTCTTCTTGACGCTGTTGTGCCGCCGCGATTTCTGGATCTGGCGGTGGTGGCTTCGGAGTTTTAGGGGATAGCAAACCGCCCATTAAAAATACCTCGCAAACATAAAATAATCTTGACCAATAGGCCCATACTTTAGCATGCGGCCTTCGTTAGTGAATTTTACCGCAGATGCCCACCTAACTGCAAACGAATTATCAACTTCGACTGTCATCTGCAATCGGTGTAATTGCAAGTCGATAGCAATGTGATTAAAGTAGCGCATGGCTGTGCGTGTAGCCGATATCGGCACGCGCTCAAACTGATATGATGTAAGCAACCAGACTTCCGCGTTGCCCGGCCACAGCTTGATAGCCCCGAATGAGCAAATCATTTCGCCTTGGTGCAAAACCGTATAGGCATGCTCCTGTTGCTGGTACATCTTTAGCAGCGCTTCGTAATTGGGCACATCGTCAAATGGCTTCTTGTCGAACTCTCGCAAATCCATATTGTACGGGTGCGCCCAGTGAAATGGCACTATAGTTGCGTCTTTGTTGCTAGAAAACATCGAAGTCCATCTTGGCTGTCATCTGCTTAAACTGGCCGCTTGCATGGCTGTTGCGCGTTAGCTTGCGATGCTCAGACCCCATCATCAAATAGCCGTAAGCATCGCCAACGTGCGAATGTTCGTTCTTGTTCGGCGCATCCTTAAACCGTTCCTGACCACCGCCCATCGCAACGCGCTTAAAATGATAGCCACCAGCTAGCGACTTGCGGGTGCGCGTGCAGCTACGGTCTACGATAATGCCGGGCTTGCCGTCTATAAGCCGGTTCATAGGCGCAGCACCAGCCTCACGTCGCACCATAAAGTCGTTTGACGCGGTAGGCTGGGCGCGCAATCCAAGCGTGCGCATGTGTTCAAACGCGGTTACCTCAAATATCTCATCGCGCTTTGCACCAGCCGGGTCACCCCAAATAAACACCTCGCTTTTAGGAAAGCGCGTATTTATGTCAGCCATGAGATGGTGACAGAAGCGCTCTAGGCCCATGTCAAACGCGACAAGCTCATGCACGACATGCCAACGCCCGTTGTTCATCTTCTGACCAAACACGGCGGCAGGGGTCAAACCAAAGTCAAGCCCAATATGCACAGGCCAACCCGGCTCTATCTCAACATCGCTGGACATAATGCTGTCGCTAAACTCCGGCCACACGGCCTTGCCGTCCTGTACATAAACGTATTGCCCAGCCGCGTAGCACTGGATCCAATCCAAGTGCTTTCCGGCTAACTGCTGCTCATAGTAACCGCCGGGCAAGTTGTTTACGTTTTCTGCTTGCGGGTTGTTAATCCAATACTTGTTAGCCGCAAAGATGTTATGTTCGTGTTCCTTAGTAGCCTCGATAACGCCGCCGGGTTGTTTGTAAAACCTCCACGGGTACTTGCCCTTGATAGGCTCTTTCTCCGCTAGGCGATGCCACCAATGGTCGTCCGACATTGGGTTGGTAGACATCCACACACCACGCCAAGGGCAACCGCCGTGGCGCTTAGTCGGGTAACGACCGACACGCGATGTAAGGCCATCGACTACCGCCTTGGGCAACTCTCGCGCCTCGTCAATAAAGCCGCCGGTCAATTCAAGTGACAACAGCTTGCGCACATCCTTAGGCTGGTCGAGCGCAAGAAAGATAACCTCGCAATCAAGCCCCGGCGTGCCGTCACGCGGCGGCAACTTAATGTGGTGCGTGATAGGCGGCGACCAACGCATCTGCCCCCAAGTATTCTCCGGGAATATCTCTTGCCATGTCTTAATGGTCGTTGTGCGCAGTTCCGGGTAGCTGTTTCTGATTACGGCAAAACGCGTATATCTTACATTGTCCACTGGCGAAGGTGGTTGCTTTACAGCACGCAGCATCACCTCGGCCAGCGAGGCATATGTCTTTCCAGAGCCTACTGGCCCAAGTAGACCCCGCACAAAAGAATTGTCGTTTAAAAAATCCCATACGGTCGGGCTTTCGCTAAAATCTAAGTTAAGGCCATTCAGCACCTCGGTGGTCGGCTGCTTGGTTCTGCGCCGCGACCTGTCGGTCGCCTTAGTCGCTCTCGCCATCAAAGTCTCCGGGAATATACGTTACTATCATCATGCCCTCTGTAACATCAGGGTCAGTCATGCGCTCGTCAATATCTAACAGCACGCCCTTGCAACTAGAGCAAACGACTTGCTGTGTCTCCGCGTAACACCGGCCACGCGTATCCTCGCCGCAATGGTCGCAGATAACATAATCAGAAAAAAACCGCACAAAATTATTGTGCGTCATCTGGTGTATCTTCGCCATCCTTCACCTCATACGTTGTGGTTTGCGGCCCGGTCACGTTGATGCCTATCATGCTAGGGCGTTGGTCATCGCTGTTCGGCTCTAACAAACCACGATGCTTTGCTAGCAAGCGCAACGCCGACAGCTTGTCGTGCATCTCCACCTCGATGGTGTTACCGTGCTGGTTTGGCGTTACCTTCACTTTCTTGATGCTACGCCGGGCGCGTTCCGGCAACTGGTCAGATGGCGTAAGCTGCACCTGACCCATAGCATCCCAGCTAATGACATCCGTAGCCTCGCCAGCCGCGATGGCCTCTAGCTCTTGAACTACCGCCTCGCGCCGGTCTGTGTCTTGGCTAGCTAGCGCCGCGCGCTGTTGCCTAGTTGTCAGGGGCTTCTTGGACACACTTGCCTCCCGTCCACGCGTAACCCGCAATGTCTACCCAACTATCCATGTGGTCGGGCGTCTCCATCAGCCGCGCTAGCTTCACCTGCACCATCATCATGGCCACCTGTTCTGCGGTAACCTCGGTGCCTAATGTAATCGACCACTGCGCGGCTATGCGCTCATGGTTGATGTATACGTTGCCGTAATTCTTGCCACGGTCGGCGACCGCGTTTTTCGCCTCGTCTAATATATCCACAATTCTCACCCTGCTATCTCCAAGCCACATGTCTCGCATTTCATCTCGCCGCCCATTTCCGTCTGGCACTTAGGACACTGCCCATTGGACATGAGCCTTGCCATAGACCCGTCACCGGCAGCATAGGCAACCGGCACATATTCCGTCATAGGGCAGCCGCAACGCTTGCACCGGCAATGCTCTCCATCTTCCCATTTTATATCCACGCACCCGCAATCGGCGCAACGCATTTCCTCTTCATACATCTATCCCAAGCTCCCTTAGTGTTGGTGTTTCTACATTATCATCGTCTTGCTCTTCTGCGCAATAGCGGTGGCCACACCAGTAGCATTCGCATAGTTCTGCGACTTCGTCATATAGCTGGTGATGGTCGGCTCCGCAGCTAGGGCAAGTCATACGTCAGAACCGGGGAAAATTTTGTGTGAGACCCCCCGTACAGTACCAGACGGGGGCGGGGGGCAAGGGGTCGTTTTTTCTGCCCGGCCATGTTTTTGTGCGCTGTACATAAGCAAATCAACCTTTGTTTTCCTGTACGTCAAAATAACGCACTACGTCAGACAGTGCTGGCACACCAGCACGCCTCTCTATCGCTTGGTCGCACACCGCAAGCGTAGCGGCACGCACATCGTCAGACGATACGTCACGCAATGCCAGCCGCCGGGCGTGCGCTATCTCATTATCGTACAGCCTGACCTGTCCTGTCGCCTGCTGGACGGCACGCAGATAGGCGTGGCAGAGTTCGCCAGCGTGCGTGTCTGTCTGTGGTTGTGCATCCCCCAGACCCCCTATCTCTTTACTGGTATCATCCTCTTGGTCTGCGCGTAGCTGTAGCGCTTTGGCGGTGTGTATATCTTCATAGGTTGGCAGTGGTTCATCACCCTTCCACAACACTTGATATCTGTTTGTTTTCCACCCGCTGGCTGTCTCTTGATAGTCCTTTGGGTTTAGCTGTCGCACATAGTTACCAGCCTTTAAGCGCTTCATAGCTTCCAGAATGCTCTTTCTTTCCGCATAGCCGCTCACTGAGCATAGGGTATCGAGCGATGGCCAGCATACCCCAGCACGATTAACAAACGCACACAGCGCGCCCAGAACGCGAAACTCACGCTCTTTTAGCTTGCGGTCACCACACGCACGCATTGGCATGACACTGTACGGGCGCTTGTTTTCAGAAAGGGATTTCGTCATCTAACTTATCCTTCATGGTTGGTTTAACGTCACTCACCACTGCGCCGGGAAACATGTCCTTGACCTCAGCAACAACCGGCGCTTGCTCTGACCACTTGGCCAGTATCACCGCCACCTCTTGGACACAATACACCAGCGCATCTGGCATGTCCTCTTTGATGGGCTTCACAGCCTGTTCATCACGCGCTATCGCAACGACCTTGCCATCAGCATGCGCTGTCCACACATCCATGCCAATCTCTTTACCGCCCAACGCGATGGCTTCCTTCTCCAGCGCACCATAAGCACGCAGTGTCACGGCCACATGATGTTCTACATCCACCGCCGCATCACGATGGATAGCATCGTTGAGTTTATCCATCTGCTGCCAGAACCTATCCCGCAGTTCTGGCGACACAAGGTTAGGCAGTCTCTCCACACCCCAACGGCGTTCATAGTCAGACACAACCCTGTCATATTCCGTGAGGTAGTTTTGTATCTTGCGATAGGTTGCCTCACTTGTGACCTTGGTTCCCATCATCCTACGCAATGCTGTAGCATCAGGCTTCTTTACTTTTCTCATCCCTTTACCCTTTCTGGTGCTGTGCGTGCGTGCGTGCGATAACCATAGGGATTATCGCACAACACCACGCGTGCGACTTCAGCGTGCGACCGTGCGATTTAAGGTTTTTACAGTCGCACGTTTCCTTATAACTCTTTGTATTCCCACACATAGCTTCCCTCTATCACAATCGCACGCTTTGTCTGCAACGCATCCCGTGCATCTCTGCGCCTAGAACGCGTGCTATCAGGTGTTTTCGCACGGTGTTTGTCGTGCCATGCCGTCACCGGCACGCGTTCCTGACCCAGTTCGACAGACAGATTACGCAGTGCTTGCAGGGCTATCTTCTGCGGCTCCGTCAGCTTTGCACTACGCGGTTTCTTCTCCGGCATGTCTGCCTGTGTCATCACCACGCTGACATCG